GTAACGAAGGAAGTTCACACGAAGACCAGGAGCAACTCCTAGTTCAGTCTTCTTAACTGCGAATTGTTCGAAACGAAGAATTGGCATTGCCTGGAACAAGATTTCCTTGGACCAGATTGTTTGAATTGCTTGGTTCAGGCTGCTATTAGCACCTGAGTACGCTGTTGGCGCAGTAGCGAGTTGCCCTGTACCTGTGATTGCACTTGCCATTGAGGTCAAGTCCTTTCTTTAGTTAGTTGAATGGGTTTAACCGAAGAGACCCTGGCCTCTATTGCTGGCAGCGCTACCTAAAAGTTTCGCTCTTTGCTTCGCATAATCCGCCAATGACATATCCCTGATTGAATCAGGAGTAGCGATTTGTTGATCCGAGTCGTTATCGAGGGGTCCTGATGCAGGTGCAGTAACTCTCGCACCTACCTGTTGCTGTCTTGCAGATTGCATAGCCTGTTGAACAGACTGTGAAATACTTGCCGACTTTTCTTTGAGCAAGTTAATGCTTTGCTCAATCTCATCTTGTGAATTACCTTGAATCAAATCGATAAGTTCTGGAACGATATTATCCCGCTCTTGTTCCAATCGAGATTGACGGTAATTCTGCACATCTTGGAATTTGCGTTCCATTTCAAGGAGTGCAATTGCACGTTCTCTTTCAAGACGTTCAGCCTCTAACTTAGATTCGAATTCTTGCTCCTTCTTTTTTAGAAGGTCCTTGAACTTTAATTCTTTTTCTTGTTGTTCTTTTTGCTTATTTTGTTTTTCTGCAATACGTTCTGCTTCTTTAGCAGCACGCTCTGCAGCCTTTGCCTGCTTACGAGCCTCTTCTTCTTCTTTGGCTTTCTTAAGCGCAGCAAGTTCTTCTTTCATCTTTTCCATCTGTGGGTACAACTTTGCCTTCTCCTGCTCACGAGCCTTTGCAAGGTCGTCTGCACTATAAGAAGCCATTACTGTCTCACTTACTTCTGGTGTAGTAACTTCTACTACGTCTTGTTGGTCTGCCATAATTGGTCACCTATATTTCTTGTCTCATTGTCCGAATGCCCGAAGGCGTGCCACTTGGTTGTTGTGAGATAATTGCACTACATTTGAATGCACTTATCTCAGTAAACGCTAATTTTATTTATGTTTAGCGATTTAGTCCCTGTCTATTGATCCCCTTTGTGGAAGTTTAGTTCCATAGGCATCAGTGACAAGTTTGTTGCGAATGTCTGCTTCGGCCTGGACTTCAGCGCCCTTGGTCTCTTGGCTTGCAGCATTCTCTGGATTGTTAGGATCTTGAGGTCCTTGCATTCCGTCACCCATAACGTCGCCATCACCGAGTTCGGTTGGCTGCATAGGGATAGCAGAATTGCCATCAGGACCAGGCATCATGCCTGTCATATCCATAATTTGTTTCTGGATTTGAATCTTAATGAGTTGTAGAGCGCCATCAGCCTCAGCATCAGACTTGAGTTCTTCACGAATCTCTTGCAACTTCTCTTCTGGGAACTCTTCGCCAAGTGTGCGTAGCGCACCTTCCTTTGACTCTAGTCCCATACCCAACTTGGTCTGGATCTCGTTAAGAACGATCAACTTATCAAGTGGAAGTGGTTGTGGGAACTGAACATAATTCATGTAAGAGATTGGATCATTTGGATCTAATACTGTGTCTTGGCCTTCTTTAATTGGGCCGTCTACCTCTGGGTTGTAGATCATTGTCTCTGGCTCTTTGAGGAAGAGAGTACGAAGAGCAAGTTCGTTAATCTTCTCTAATCCCTTGCCGTATTGAGCAACCTTTTGTGAGTAACGGTTCATCAATGGCTGATACTGAATAGAAAGAGCAACACCTGACGTGTTAGAGATTGGTTGAACTTGTCCCAGGGCGGTTTCTGGGATGTTCATAATTTCGTGCATTGATGTCTTGAGAAGTTGTAGATACTTCAGGGCTCCATCGATACCTGATGCACCACCTTCCAAGTTGAAGACTTGAGCATCTTTTGGAAGACCGCCCCAAACCTTCTTAGCACCTTTTTCGAGATTAGAGGCTTTAGCACCGACAATTACTGTCACAGGTGAAGCGTGATAGTTGATGATGTCTGCTACGTCAGTTGATATCTCATTGTAGGCTCGGTTTATGGTGATGATGTCGTGTGCGTCTGCGAGACCCCACGGCGATCCTGAAACAGGAACATTAGGAATGTGAACTACAGGAATCAGCCCAAGTGGATTAGGTCGTGAATCGATGAGTTCATCGTTGATATATTCTTCAATAGTGTCATCAGTCAGAATTTCAGTGTAGGTAAATACTTGGCGAGTACCTTCAAGGGATGTACCCCAGAAGCGATACTTCTGCTTAAAACGCAATAGGCGTGTACGGTCATGTGGGTGGAACTCAGGGAAGCAGAATGATGAGTTCATTGGAAGGATACGAACACGACCAGGATGTGAAATTCCTGCACTGTCTGCCCATGGCTCTTCGTATGCAATCTTTACAAATACGTCACCAGTAATACCGCCCTGTTGACCCATTTCAAGAAGCACACGCATCTTGTCATTGTCTACTTCCCAAATACGTTCTAAGCGATCTGGAACAATTGCCTCTGTCCCTTTTGGAGAACGAAAATGAACCCCACGACCAAAAGTAAAGCGGGAAAGATAATCGTTAAATGCACGGTAGTAGTTAACAGCGATTTGCATTTCGCCAGACTCACGGAGGTAACCCCAGTGATGACCAAGGTACATCGCCCAGTTAAGTGAGTAACGGTTTAGGCGTGGACCGTGTACTTCAAATTCTTCATCAGCAAGTTCTACAAGTCCCAGAGGGGAAATGGATATAGTAAGGTCACTTGATGCCGCTCTATACGACGGTGGTGAAAAATCAAGAAATGACATTACTTCTTCTTATCTTTTTTAGTCTCAACGTTCTTTTCTTGTTTTGCTTTTTCAAACTTCTTCTTTGCAATACCTGCACGACGATCTTTCTCAGTGGTCTCAATAAACTGTCCACCTGATTGAACGTACTTTTTGTGAACCCATGCAGATGCACCAGGATTTGGATAACTAGAGTATTTTGCACGAGCCTGAGCCACGATCATGGCATACAACTTTGGATTGGCTGGTTTTCTCATTTTATCTCCTCCCTGGATAATCCGATAGCCCCCACACTAGTGTAGGGGCGTATCGAGTGTCTTATTAAATTAGTCGTTTACTACGGTTGCTGATTGACGTTGTGTACGTCCACCAGAGCGAGCAACTGTCTCAATCTTAGCGGCTGAGTAGTCGTTCATTGTTCCGTGTGCAAACTCACCAAGGAATGTTGGTGCTTCTACCCATGATGCTGAACCAACGTGAGCACGCTCTGCAAGAGTTTCTGCAGCAGTCTTCTGCCATACAGGAGCGTTACGGTTTGGGCGACCTGGAGCGGTTGCTTGACCTGAAGCCATGCCTGTTTGGAAATCTGTTGGGACATCTGTATCTGTTGCGATACCTTCTTCAAAACGAAGAGGTCCACGACGGGTTGCATTTGCTGCACCCTTCATTTCGTATACTTGTGGTGCACGCTCTGGAAATTGAGGTGCTGGTGAAATTGACATACTTACTCCTTAAGGATGTATTGGAAAGGCCTTTTCCTGGATATAGTTTCCTACCTTTTGGCCTCTTTGTGTTGTCTAACTAAAAAAAGGATTACTAGAGGCTACCACTTCTGGCATTACTAGATCTTGGGTTAGACTGCATGCAATTGCTAAAGAATCGGCAAAGTCATCGTGTGCATAGGTTTCATCTGGGGCTGCCGCAGCAAAGTTAGGGCCCTTATAAGTTACTTCTAGGTCAACCATCTGTTGGTAAAAACGTTTCCATGTACGCAATCTACGAGTTTTTGCATGGGCAGGCCAACTCAACCGCTTACGTTGAATGAGTGCTTGCAAATGTTTCCATCGTTTTGATTGTTCTGATTGACTTGATGTAAGAGCCATAACTTCTGATCTAGGCAATAAAAGTTTTAAACGTTGAGCAACTGCGTCACCCACACCGTTGCCGTCTACCCCTACAGCAAGCACATCGTAGTTACTGAGAAAGTTTACGATCTGGTAGTACTGCTCTTCCCAATCATCACCCTGCATCTCTAACCAGTTAAGGATGCGATGATCGTAATAACCAAATTCATCTGGGCGATCCCAGTCTACCCACACAACCGTAACTACAGTTGAGTCAGTCTTACGTGCTGGGTCAATGCCAACTACCACTGGTGTCTTGTGCCAAGACTTTACTAACTCAGAAGACACGTC